ATATTCTGAAGTTAAATGATGATGATATCAAACAAATTGCTAAAGATAATGAAAAAGATCCATTAGAAAAAGATGATATTAATCCAGATATAGCTAATTCAGCAATATAAACTTATTGTATACTTAATGTATTACAAAAAGTATACTGGAAATAAACAATTTTATAAATAAGATAAAGAGAGACTATGAGTACGAAAGATTTAATAGATAATATTAAAAAGGGTGACGCACAGAAGAGTAATAACATGTTTAATTCAATTATGCATGACAAAATCATCGATGCGTTAGATAATCATAAACAAGAAGTTGCTTCTAAATTGTATGGAGCATCAAATGATACTCCGGTTGCAGAAGAGCCTGCGGTGGAGACACCGGAAGGAGAAACAACTACAGATGAAAACGTTTAAAGAATCATTTAATGAAGTAATTGAAGCTAAATTAAAACTCCCTAAAGGTGAAAAGGTAGCCAAGGAATTAACCAAACTTGGACGAAAGAAGAAAACTTCAGCAGTCATTACAAATAAATTTAATTTGTATATTGACGGTGTAAGAGTTGACAAATATAAGTCAGTAAAAAGTGCTGAAGAAGCGCTAAAGGATTTCATCAATTTAATGGGAGCATAAATGAAACTAATTGCAGAGTATACAAACCATTCCCTTGGTTATTCAATTGTCGAGGGTAAAAATGGTAAAAAGAATACTTTCTTAGAAGGTATTTTCATGCAAGCTGAGAATAAGAATAAAAATGGTAGAGTTTATACCAGGGAAGTTCTTACTTCTGCAGTTGATAAGTTCGTAAACGAACAAGTAATTACAGGCCGAGCGGTGGGAGAATTAAATCACCCCGAAGGTCCTTCCATTAATTTGGATAAAGTTTCTCACAGAATTACCGAACTCAAATGGGACGGTAATAATGTGATGGGAAAAGCACTTATTTTGGATACGCCATGTGGTCAGATCGTAAAAGGTTTGGTTGAAGGTGGTGTTCAACTTGGAGTGTCTAGTCGTGGTATGGGAAGTTTGGATTTTAAAGATGGCGCTAATTATGTTAGGGATGATTTCATGCTTAACACAATTGATATCGTACAAGACCCATCAGCACCTAATGCATTTGTAAATGGCATTATGGAAGGTGTTAGTTGGGAGGATGACGGTAGTGGTCATTTTATCCAAACAATTGAAAAAGGTGAGACAGAAGTGAAAGAGTCTAAAGTTTGTTTCTCGAAAGAGCAACAATCAGCAGGCTTCGAGCATTTCCTCTCTAAACTATAATCTCTAAAGGAGAAAACAATGTCTAAAGAAATTAAAGACGAGGTTGTTGAAGAAACTGTAGACGAGGTTATTGTTGAGGATACGCAAGTAGAAGCTGAGGAATTAGATATTCCAGAGGCACCTCTAACAGCAGCTCGTACAGCATCAGCAATTAAAGCTTCTTTGACAGAAATGTCTAAAGAAGATCTTGACATTATTTTTGAAGCAGCCGAAAAAGCTAAAGCGAAAGCTAAGCTTGAGGATGACGATGAAGATGATGAAGACGAAGATGAAGATGAAGTAGATGAAACAGTAGATGACGCTGGTGATACCGCAAAAGGTAAAGAAGACCAGCCAGACAACAAAGCCGATAAGCTTAAAACTAAGAAAAAGAAAAAAGCTGATGATGGTAATGAAGTCGAAGGTATTCCTGAAAAGAAAGGTAAATTCAAGGAAGACGTTGAAGCTTTAGTTAAAGACGAAGACACATTGTCTGAAGGCTTTAAAGAAAAAGCTGCTACTATTTTTGAAGCTGCACTTACATCTAAAGTTAATGCTGAAACAGCAAAATTAGAAGAGCAATATGCATCTGATTTGGCTGGAGAAGTTGAAGCTATTAAAGAAGATTTAGTTGATAAAGTTGACGGTTACTTAACATATGTAGTCGAAAACTGGATGAAGGATAATGAGGTTGCAATTGAGCATTCTCTGAAGTCTGAAATCACAGAATCATTCATTAATTCACTAGGTACATTATTTAAAGAGCATTACATCAATGTTCCTGACGATGCGGGAGATATTTTAGATTCCCTATCTGAAGAAGCTAAAGATGCTAAATCTCAATTAAATGATGCAACTGAAAAGGGTATTGAATTGTCAGAGAAAGTTAAAGCTTTTGAAAGACAAGACATAATCCGTGAAGCATGTGAAGGATTAACTGCAACTGAAACTGCAAAATTAACTGAGTTAACTGAAGCTATTGAAGCTGATGATAATGAAGCTTTTGCAACTAAAGTAGCTACAATTAAGGAATCTTACCTTAATAAAGATACCGCGGTAGAGACATCAGAAGTTGATGCCATTACTGAGGACGGCGGTTCAGTTGATGAGCCACAAGTTGTTACTGCTCAAATGCAGCAATATCTTGACGCGATGTCGCGAACTTAATCCATTAAATAGGAGAATATTAAAATGGAAGAAATTAATCAAATACAATTACAGGAAAAATGGGCCCCTGTTCTTGATTCACAAGATGCCGGTAAAATTGCTGATCCTCACAGACGTAATGTTACAGCAGTAGTTCTTGAGAATATGGAAAAGCAACAAATCCAAGAAAGAGCTCAAATAAATGAGGTAGCGGCTAACGTTACGGGTACTCACGTAGACAATTGGGATCCAGTTTTGATCTCATTAGTTAGACGTGCTACTCCAGCTCTTCTTGCATTCGATCTAGTTGGCGTACAGCCAATGACTGGACCAACTGGTCTGATCTTTGCTATGAAGTCAGCTTATACTACACAAAACGGTACTGAAGCGTTATTTGACGAAGCTAACACAGAATTTTCTGGTGTAGCTGCAGGAACTGCTAATGATTCAACTAATCCGTTTGAAGGTGATTCTTCAGACGCTGACTCAGTTGATGACTACACACCTGGTCCTGGAATGACTACAGCACAAGCTGAAGCGTTAGGTAACACTGGTAGTGCATTTGCCGAAATGGCTTTCTCAATTGATAAGACTACTGTAACTGCAAAGTCACGTGCTCTTAAAGCTCAATACACAATTGAATTAGCTCAAGACCTTAAAGCAGTACATGGTTTATCTGCGGAAACTGAACTTGCGAATATCCTTTCAACTGAAATTCTAGCTGAAATGAATCGTGAAATCATCCGTAACATTAACCTTAAGTCTGTAACATCTGTACTTGCCTCTGGTGAGTTTGATGCTACTGATGCTGCTGATACAGGTGGTGCAAGATGGTTAGTTGAAAGAATCAAAGGTATGGTATTTGCCATGGAGAAAGAAGCAAACACTATTGCTACTTCAACTCGTCGTGGTAAAGGTAACTGGGCTTTGGTTTCACACGGTGTAGCAGCTGCATTAAATGCTGCTGGTATGATGGACACAACTTTGGGTCTATCTGGTCCTCAGAATTTCGATTCTGACGCTACAGGTTCATTACTTGCAGGTACTATGACTGGCGGTATGAAAGTGTATATCGATCCATATGCAAGCGTAGACTATTACACTATCGGTTATAAGGGTTCTAATCCTTATGATGCTGGTATGTTCTATTGTCCATACGTTCCATTAAGCATGATGAAGACTATTGGCGAAAATGACTTCCAACCAAAAATTGGATTCAAAACTCGTTACGGTCTTGCTGACAATCCATTTGTCACAGCTGGTGCTGGAGCAAACGTATACTACAGAAAACGTAAGGTCGTTAACCTATAATTTTCTAAATATACATCTAAACCGGGCGAAAGCCCGGTTTTTTTTCGTATAAATAAATACATGCCAAACTTTTTAAACCCATCGTCGTTTGTTTTAACTCTGGATAACCAAGCTTATTCAGGTGCAGAATGGACTATTCAAACAATGATGCTTCCAGATGTATCTGTCGAAGGTGCACCATTAAATTTTAAATCAATTGATGTAGGAAGAGCTGGAGATAAAATGAGATTTGGTACATTTGAAATGTCATATCTTATTGATGAAGACCTTTTAAATTATAAAGAAATCTTTGATTGGATGAAAGCAAATGTAGAATCAAATCATTCAACGACGACAAGCTCAGACCATTATAGAGATATGACACTTACTGTTATGAACTCAGCTAATAACGTCACAAAACAAATCAAATTTGTAGATGCTTATCCGACAAGCCTTTCATCTCTACCATTTGATATCACAACAACTGATGTAGAATATCTTACTGCAATTGCATCTTTCCAATATTCCTATTATCAATTCATCTAAGCTGTTTACTTTTGCCTTAAACTATGATATAATATAGTATATGAGATTTAAAGCACAAAAGTGGAGTGGTGTCCGTAAAAAAACCAGTATCGGTAGACGATGGATTAAAACCTCATCAATGAATAAAAATAAAAGAGCATCATTTAAAAAATATAGAGGTCAGGGTTGAATATTGAAGAAGTATTGAAAATGTGGAAAGAAGATTCCATAATAGATGATTTAAAATTAGATAATACTACTATTAAAATGGCACGTATACATAGCAAATATTTAGAGTTAATTACTATTGCTAAAATGCGTAGAAAGAAAAAAGATTTAGAATATAAAACATTATTGAAAGATAAATGGTTATATTATAATGGTAAGTTAAGCCAAGGTGAAATGGATATGAAAGGTTGGGAATATGACCCATTTGGTGGATTAAATAAACCATTAAAGGGTGATATGAATTATTATTATGATTCAGATATTGATATCCAAAAAGCCCAAGCAGCATTAGAATATGACAAAGTTCTTATTGAAACACTGGAGGAAATTATGAATACTATAAGATGGCGACACCAAAATATTGGTAACATAATTAAATGGCGGAGTTTCGAGGCAGGTGCTTAGCAGAAAAACATTAGAGCTATTACTTATAAGCTATAATAATATAAGCAATGGCTTAAAACCTTGTGCTGAGAAACAAAAATTTGAGAAATTAATTAAAGAGGTAGAAACCCAATTAAAGTCTGCACCACGAGATGTAATCTATCCAGATGGAATGACAGCAATGGAGTTTGCTATACACTTAGCACATGGAAGAAATAAGAGTTGAAGTAAAAGATAATGCGTTTATATATGTTGATTGTGATGATAAAGGAATCATACACGAATTAGCAGAGTACTTTACATTCTATGTTCCTGGTTATAAGTTTATGCCACAATTCCGTAATAAATTATGGGATGGCAAAATACGACTACTTAATCTACGTGACCAATCCATTTATTCTGGATTATTTAGTTATATAAAAGCTTTCTGTTTAGAAAGAAATATAAAACTTACATCTATATTAAAAGAACCCCCTCATAAATATAATCTTCCAGGTATGGATTATAATGATGACTTATCTTGGATTGATAATATACCAATACCATATATACCAAGAGACTATCAGTTAGAAGCTATTCAATATGGTTTACGAACACGTTCGGGATTATTAGTAAGTCCTACAGCTTCAGGTAAATCATTAATAATATATCTCCTTATGAGATATTTTTTGGCTCGTAATGAGGATAAAGTATTAATAATAGTACCTACCACTTCCCTTGTTAAACAAATGTATGGTGACTTTGAAGAGTATTCTCAACATGAAAAAGAATGGAATGCATCTAAGAATTGCCATGAAATAATGGCTGGGCTCGATAAGGGTCATAAAACTAAAAAAGTTTATATATCTACTTGGCAATCAATATATAAAATGCAAAAGGGATATTTTGAACAATTTGGTATGGTTGTAGGTGATGAAGCACATAACTTTAAAGCTAAATCATTGACAAGTATATTAACTAAATGTGTTAATGCAAGATATAGATTTGGGTTAACAGGTACATTAGATGGTACACAAACCCATAAGCTTGTATTAGAAGGATTATTTGGTCCACATAAACATATTACCACCTCAAAAGAACTTATTGATAGAGGTGATCTTGCCAATTTAAATATTGATATTGTATTACTTAAACATAAAGACGAGGATTGTAAAGAAGTAAGTAAGATGAAATATCAAGATGAGGTAGATTGGATTGTCACAAATCACGCACGGAATAGATTTATTAAGAATTTAGCATTAGATCAGAAGGGTAACACACTAGTCTTATTCCAATTTGTTGAAAAGCATGGTGAACCTTTATTTAGAATGATTAATGAAGCCACTAAAGGATTATGGAATATGGGTAAAAGAAAAGTATTCTTTGTAAGTGGTAAGGTTCCAGCTGATATAAGAGAAGAAATTAGAATTATAACAGAGACAGAAAAGGATGCTATATTGGTATGTTCTTATGGTACATTCTCTACTGGTGTCAATATAGTTAACCTACATAATATAATTTTTGCCTCGCCTAGTAAGAGCCAAATAAGAGTATTACAATCAATTGGTAGAGGATTACGTAAGACAGAACAAGATACAGTATTGTATGACATAGCAGATGACCTACATTGGAAATCTAATAAGAATTACACCCTTAATCATAGTGCTGAGAGGGTTAAAATATATGCTAAAGAAAGGTTTAAATTTAAGATACACGAAGTTAAATTATTATAAATAGGTATATGGAAGATATAGAAAAGAAATTCCCTAACACATTAAAAGATGTCCCTGTTAAAATGTTAAAATTAGTATCAGGGGAATCAATCATTGCGTATGTACATAATGGTAATGATAATACTGTAGCAATTGAAGAACCGATGCGCCTTCACATTGAGGAAGATCAACAGTTAGTCTTTACTCCATACTTACCATTTTCTGAACAACAACTACATCATATAGATAGCAATAGTGTAATGCTTGAATCTGATGTAAGTACAGATATTAAAGCTTATTATATGAAAATATTATTAGACCAGATTGAAGGTATCGACACTCCATCTAGACCACCTGCCGTATTAACACTTAAAGGAACTACTACCGTCCACTAATCCTTATATCTAATCTTCCCCAGATATACTATCTTATTATACCATAGTTT